TGGAAAAAGATCAAGCCAGCCGGCCAGGTGCTTGCTGGCCTGATGGCCGGGCTGGAGCGTGCCAAGTCATCCGCCAGTTGGCAGAAGGACGGCGGCCAGTTTATCCCTCACCCCGCGACCTGGCTCAATGGGCGCCGCTGGGAGGATGAGTTGCCATCGGCTGGAAATCAAGCGGCGGTAGCTACCAACCATTCGATTTTTGCAGGAGCGCTGTGATGGCTGGCCGCTTCCCCAAGGGTGTCGACCTACTGGCGACCATTCGCAAGCAGGGCTACCGCCCCAGCGGTACCGTGACTATCTTTCTCGACGCCGACCGCCCCCGCCCGAAAATCTACGCCGATCTTCCGCTGACCATCGAGGTCTGCATTCGCCCGGCGGACGACATTGGCGGCTTGGACTTCTGGCCACTGGCCGATCTCGAGCTGACTATCCACGGCGGCGCAGCCCTGAACGACCGCTTGCGTGCTGCGTTGGTGGCGATCACCAAGGCCCGCCCCCGCTTCCTTATGGGTGGCGTACCGGCAGAACGCTTGCTGTTCGCCTGGCACCCGCAGCGCGGCTGGGAGTATGCCCATGTTTGACCACCAGCCACCTTTCGCCGGCCTGATCCCGGACAGCATCGATCTGTCCGACTACATGGAGCCTGAGCAATCCTACGCGGTGCGGCCGGCGCACTACTTCGCCGATCGGGCGATCGACATTCTTGCCGGACGTAACGCAGCCGGTGGATTGCCGCTGCCCTGGAGCAAGGCCGCCGACAAGTTCGCCTTTCGGTCGGGAGAGCTGACGGTATGGACCGGCTACAAGGCGCACGGCAAGTCCATGCTGCTTTCGCAGGTGCTGCTGCACGCGATGACGCGGGGCGAGCGGGTTTTCATCCTGTCGCCAGAATTCCGGCCGGAAGGCATCCTTGCCCGAAAGGCTCGCCAGGCGGCGACCAATCCGCACCCGCCGGAGGCTTTCGCGCGGCGCTTCTTCGATTGGGCAGGCAACGGCCGCCTGTGGATTTTCGACCATCAAGGCAGCCTGACTCCTGAGACAGTGACCGGTGTCATCCGCTATGCCATCGACCAGCACGCAGTGCAGCATGTCCTGGTCGATTCGCTGATGAAGTGCGGCATCGCACCCGACGACTACAACCGGCAGAAGAAGCTGGTCGACGACCTGCAAACCATCGCTCACCAGACCGGCGTGCATCTGCATCTGGTTGCCCATGCCCGCAAAGGCGAGAGCGACGACAAGCCCGCCCGCCTGCACGACGTAAAGGGCGCCAGCGAACTTTGCGATATGGCCGAAAACGTCCTGAGCGTCTGGAAGAACAAACGCAAGCTCGATGCCCAGTCGAATGGCAGCACCAAGCACGACGACGAACCCGATGCATTGCTGACCATCGACAGCCAGCGCAACGGCGACGGCTGGACCGGCAGCATCCGGCTGTGGTTTCACCCGGCTAGCTTCCAGTTCCTGGGCGAACCCAATCACAACCCGATGCCGTGGCATGACGTAGGCAGCGACGACGACCCCGTGGAGTTTTGATCATGGCGACCGTAACCCGAAAATTCCGCGACGACTTCGATTGCTGGGAGGCTGACCGGCTGGCTCGCGGCCAATTCACGTCGGCAGAGATGGAGGAGTTTCGCGCCCTGCTGCGCCGTGACCTGACACCCGGCCCCGACCAACTGCGCGAAGGGCTCACGGTGATCATCGCGGCCGGTGTCGATGTGCCGGCCACCATCAACGACCATAACGAGCGCTACCGAATGTGGGCCGAATACTTCGCAGCCGAGGCCGAGGCGATCCGGACATTGCAGGGGAGGGCGGCATGAGCCCGATCGACGAACTGGCCGACGAAATCAACCGCCACCTCAACGCCGAGGCCGGCGGTGATCCCGCTCACCCCGGCTCCCGGCTTCGCGTTTTGCTGCTGTGGAACATCTCCGAGGGCGAGCAGCGCGCATGCCTCGAGAGCGATATCTACGAGGCCGGTTTCATGCCCTGGCCGGACCGATACGACCCGGACACGAAACAGCGGTTTTGTTCAGTTGGCGCCGTGGCCCGTGCGTGTGGTGTTTCTGAGGTAGCCATGCAGATGGAGGTCGACAAGTTCCTCGCCAGCGACATCGGGCGCCGCTTGGGATTCAACCGTGAGGCGCTCTTTCCGGATGTCGAAGAATGTTGCAGCCTGCACTGAACGCCGCTGCGCCAAAGCCTCGCCGAGGCCGGCCGCCTGGCTCAGTGAAGCCTCTGACTCGGTGGCTTCGAGGGGTAATTGCCGAGATGCGCCACGACGGCTACGGGCAGGCAGAGGTATGGCGCCGGCTCTGTCTGATCGAGGATGTGGCAGATGATGGCCGGTCGTTCGTGGTAACCGCCGAAACCGCCGACAGTGTTTGGCACGATGTCGGCGCGGAACTAGCCGGCGAGCGGGTGACCTTCGAGAGTTTTCGGAAAACCTGGTGGCGAACTGGCTGAATTTGTGTCCCATTTTTGTCCCATTTGGCAGGACGATTGATCCAGTGCGCAGGAGTGCACCTCTCAGACAACCTGAAGGAGCGCACTCGTGTCGAAAACAATCGTTGGTGTTGGTGACCCCAAGGCGGTAAAGAAATACTCGGCGCAGTTGGCCGTCGATACCGCACGCAAGGGGTATTTCAATAAAAAATTCATGGGCGTTGGCGAAGATGCCCAAACCCCGCTGCAGACTCTGCCGCATCTGGAAAACGATGCCGGCGACCAGATCAGCTACGACCTGGTGATGCAGTTGAAGATGAAGCCGATTCAGGGCGATAACACCTTGCGCGGCAAGGAAGAAGACCTGAAGTTCTACACCGACAACCTGCTGATCGACCAGCTGCGCGGCGGCGTGAATACCGGCGGGAAGATGACCCGCAAGCGCACGATTCACGATCTGCGCAAAACGGCGCGTGTTCGCCAGTCCGACTGGTGGGCCCGTCTGTTCGACGAAACCCTCTTCATGTACCTGTCCGGCGCCCGCGGCATCAACCCGGATTACATCGAAGACACCGACTTCACCGGTTACGCCGGCAACGCGCTTGTTCCTCCTGATGCGCATCACATTCTTTACGGACACGATGCAACCAGCAAGGAAACGTTAGGCGTCAACGACAAGATGAGCCTTGAATTGATTGATCGCGTGGCCACCTTGGCAGAAACGATGGGTGGCGGCACGAGTGGCGTTCCCGCAATGCAGCCGGTGATGATCGACGGCGAAGAGCATTTCGTCCTGGTCATGTATCCGTGGTGCGAATACGACTTGCGTACTCAGCTGAACACCGGGAACTGGCTCGACATCCAGAAAGCGCTGGCCACTTTCGAGGGGCGCAACTCGCCGATTTGCAAGGGTGGCCTGGGTATTCACAACAACGTGATCCTGCACAAGCACAAGGGTGTGATCCGGTTCAACGACTATGGCACCGGCGCCAACATCACAGCCGCGCGCAACCTGTTTCTCGGCCGTCAGGCGGGCGTTGTGGCGTTCGGCTCTCCCGGCACCGGTCTGCGTTTCGACTGGAACGAGGAACTGGAAGACCGTGGCAACCAGGTCGTGATTACCACGGGCTCGATCTTCGGCGTGAAGAAGTCGAACTTCACGATCAACGGCAATAGCTACGACTTCGGCGTTATCGCGCTCGATTGCGCCACTGCTGAACCTTGAGAGGAAAGTATCCAAAATGAACGATGAAGAGAAGCCCAAAGGCATCGCCTCCTATGTCGAGCGCCTCAAAAGCATCCCCCCTGGACCCACAGGCGGCTTGACGGTTTCACCGGTGGCCAACACAGCAGCGAACACTCAGCAGCAGAGCCCGGCGAAGCCGCGGGCGCAGGTCAGCGCAAGCCCGGCAGAACAGGTGCCGGCCGTACAAAACGGCCTGGCCACTGGTCCCAATGGCGCTGGCGCTTCCGATGCAGCAGGTGGTCTGTCCGTGAAATCGCTCAATGTCGCCAAGACCTCGCAGCCGGGCATTTCCAAGGTCACTGGCGCGGGTCTGTCGTCGCC